CTCTGGCTTTATGGTATTAACCGTCTTTGGGTTTTCTTTATCAGAAAATGAGGGTTTTTTGTTTGGTGTATTTGGTTCGAATAACATGTGGTCTGAGGGGTCTCCCCAGTACGGTCCGCAGCACTCTTTAAAGAGTACGCTATATAGGCATACTATTTTTTTATCAAACCCACTGGCCACATGAGCGCTAAAGGAGTCATTGCCCATGTGCAGCATTGAGTTTTGAATTAAGTAAGATACTTGTTTTAGGGTTGTGGATCCTGTATAGTGAATGCATCCACCAATTTTTTGATCATCCTTCTGCCCTATTTGAATTATAGATATATCTTTTTTGTCTAGATACGGCCTTAACATAGAAACTACATCATTATAGTAGTCGTAGTTTTTTGCATGCATTCCGCTGCTAGCATGAAGCGTGATATATTTTTCTACGGGGCTTGGGTAGAAACATGTCTCTATATGAGGCTTGTCTATTTTTACCCCGCACGAAAGCGCGTATTGCTCTACTAGGTGCATATGTCGAATTGTATTTTGTCTTTGCCGTTGTGCATATAGTTCAACATTCTTTGTGTTCCTATAAACGGCAGAAATGCTACTTCGAAATATCCTGGATGATCTCCTTGGCCTTCCAGGGTGGGAAGACTATCTAGCTGTTTTGACCAAGGAATATATTTGTGGATATAAGGATTTCCTTCCAGTATTTCAAAGTATTCTGGTTTTGTTGAAAAGTAAATATTATATTCTGGATATGTTTCTTTTATATTTTTTAAAAGGGAAGTGCAGAGGAATACATCTCCAATACTTTGAGGCATTGAAACAAGAAGCCTCTTTCCTTCGTCGTCATCGCTGAGAAGGTCTTCAAATTTTGTTTTTTTGTTTTTTGTATTTTCCTCCGAAGCTACTTTTCTGAAATATGAAATAACATCTTCTCTGGACATGCCTTCTGACATTCTTCCCATCCAGTGCTTGTGACCATCTTCTTTTTCGTCTACATCCATATTTAATATATTTTTATATATATCTATTAGCCATTCAGATGTATCCTCTATGGTTTTCTCTTTGTATTCTGGATTCTTTTTTGGGGTTGAAAAATCAAAATTATAATCAATTTCAGGCATGGAATCAATTATTGATTCGAGTTTTTTTCCAATTACCTCAATACTGTAATTGTCTATAACAAACTGCCTCGCTTTCTTCCCTGTTTCCAGTCTCTTGGATGGCTTCATCTTGAACACCTTTGATAACTGATAGCATATACTGTCTGGACTTGTGCTGGCTTTAATGAATTGCGTTCCTGGTTCTCTGTATTCTGTCCAGTTTAATGGAAACCCAGCGCTCGATTCGGAACACATGTCTTCTCCGCAGCTATAGTTTGTTGAGAGAGTTATTAGCTCTGTTAATTTTGCCTCTTGGATTGGTATCTCTTGCCCTCCACTAGTAAAGGGGTGGCAATATGTATCCATTAGGTTGTAAATTTCATTAAGCTGCTCTTCATTTACGCCATCTTTAACATTCGTTGTTACTTGAGAACCCTTAGATCCACAAAACCTGCAATCTTGTTTTTCTCCCTGCTCTTTTGTTTCTCCAGCGAATTTTTTAATTTCATAATTTTTGCAGTTATTGCAGAAATATGTTGTGAGGATTTTATCTGGGTCTATACCTTTTTCTTTGATTAGCCTTGGTATGTCCCAACCTTCCTGCCAGTGTGTGTGGAGTAATAGCTTTGCTTTGCATAAAGGGTTTTTCTGGGTAAACATCTTGAATCCTTCAAGAAGATTGGGGACGCTTTTTCTTAATTGATTTCTAAATACAAAACCTATAATAAAATCGTCTTCATCTATGTTTTGAATTTTTCTAAGTTTGGCTCTTTCCTCGTCCTTCATTCTGTAGAACACGCTAGTGTCTACGGCCCCATGTAGTGTTTTTACATGTTTTTCACCGAGATCATTCAGGGCTTTCTCTGCAAATGTAGCCCATACATAATAGTTTTTTATTTTTGGTGCATGCTTAACTGCTTCTGGTAGGATTGGTAGGCTATCTAGGGTGGTCCATATCATGCAATTAATTTTATTCCACCAAGTCTTTTTAATATAATCACTAAAGGCCCAAATATCCTCAATTCCAATATATACATCGGGTTTTTCTTGCTCGATTATAGTATCGATCATTTGGCCTCCATAACCCGCTTGTCTTGCGAGATTTGGATCTTTATTTAATTGTTGAAGTAGAGCGGGATTATTTGGGAGAGAGCCCTCACACTTCCACGGAAGCTTTTTTGTTTTCTCGTCTCCCCAGTAAATTCCATTCGAGAACTCTACAATATCATATTTTCCAGTTTTTTGTAGATGTATTAATATATTCTTTGTGTGTTTACCAAAGCCTGTATATGCTCTACAGTGATTACTGTGAATAAGTATTTTTTTCTTTTTCATCAAAACGGAGCATCTTCGGCGTTGTTCCCTTTTGGTTTATTTTCGTTCTTTTTGTTTTTGTGATTTTTTATCTCCTCTCTTCGTCTATGCTTGTATAGTTCTGAGAGATAGAATTTTAGAAATTCTGAAAGAGCCAGAACCTCTCCAGGCTCAAGGGGGATTCTGAATGTTTGATTTCCGTTTCTGGTAAAAACCGCACCAAAGGCTGGCACTGTGATTGTTTTATCTTGAATCTTTACTTGCTTGTCCCATGGGGTGAATTTAATTGACGTCTTGTTTTCTTCAAAGCTATGAAATGTTGAATATTCATTTCTGTTGGCGAATGCGCTAAGCATTCCTCCAGCCTCAAACTCATTAAACTTAATGTTTATATTCTTATCTGGATTATCCCTGTTGCCAGAAAAACTTCCAGATCTTTTACTTGAGTCCCAGCTAAATTGCTGTATTGCGCTCACATAGAGCGTTGGTTCGAACTTTTTATTTACTCCAATGCGAAAGCTAAAAGCGCATCCAGAGTTTTTGCTGTTAGGTTTGTATAGTGTTAGTGACATAGTTGCTATTTGTTTCTAGATAGTAGAAACAAAAGCAATAAAGTCAAGCGTTATTTTTCAGAAATTCTGATAAGAAATGGTAGTTTTTTAAGCTCTGATGGAAATAGTTTTTTATCTTTGGGTTTTTCTTCACCTTCATCCTTAGAGACACTTTCTATTGGTAAGTTTTTAATCTTATCGAGCGTTGGCATTTTGATAGAAGGATCTAATGCCCACATGATTTCATGCTTTTCCGCCCAGCGCTTCATTCTTCTAACTGGAACCATAAGGTTAAACCCTTCTCCCGCGCCCCTCACTATCATTCCTACATATCTTCCATCTTGGAGAAATACTCCCCCTCCAGAAGATCCTTTAAATGCAGTAACAGTGGTTTGGTCAAACTCAACTTTTCCATGTATACGTCCGACTTGAGAAATTATTCCAGAAGTCATACTGTTGGCGCCCATTTGTCCAAGAAGAGACCCAACGTGATACAGTTGTGTTCCGATTGGTATAATGGTTTCTTCTTTATCTAGATAGAACTTAGCGCTAGCCTTTCCGTAGTCTTTTGCTCTGACCATTAGTAGGGCTAGATCTTCTCCGTCATCTGCATCGCTAAACTTAACTACCGTCGCATTCATTTTTATTTCTCCTACCCTACGCCCTTCCTCAACTAGCTCTTTTACGATTTGGACGTCTCCGAATTCAATGATCTTTTTTGGGGTACCATCTTCAATAATGGTTCTAATATCCCTTAGGTTGTCTACTACATGTGCGCATGTCCATACAAAGGTAATTTTTTCTCCCTCCACATCTCTTGTTATTAATACTCCAGAGCCTTCGGATTTACTATAACCCGAATCAGATTTTATTGTAACTGAAATGTCTTGAAGGTGGTCTGCAACTTCTCTCCTCTCTTTTGTTGTGATTGCTGATAGGTTAAGCGCAAACAGCGCTAGCGTTAGGAGAGTTATTGTTTTTTTCATATATTGATTGGTTTAAATAAATTATTACACTTAAATACCGTTTATGTCGTGACACCAGTCTTCCTCTGAGTATAGCGCATCATATTTTCTATAGCTAGATGTCCACACATGACCTGGAAGTTCGCTTATTCTGATGATGTCGAAGTATTTTTTCATTAGCTCTTTTGATTTACTTTCATCCATGGTATTGTAGTCGCTTTCTATGGCAGCCTTGCATAGCACCTGCTCTGGAAATCTTTGCCCACCAGTTCCATTTTTTGATATTGATAAGGCTTTTTTGTATACATTTATCATTCTGCAAGTTGATCCCGCAACTATATGGTCAGATGGGTGGAATTTATTTTCACTATCTTTTCTGAAGTAGATGTTTGATGTTAATAATTTTTTGCATTCATACTCTCCAGTTGTGTTTTTTTTGTTGTGATGGATGTTAAATAGTTTATTAATAATTGGTTGAAGGTTTGGATATTTCTCATCTGACCTAAGTTTTATTGAGAAATAACCAGAGGCAATTTTTAGGCCACTTAAAGTTGTGTGATTTTGATATATCCAAGGAGCCTGACTTCCTCTTAGATGATAATGGTTTCCTAGGTCTGAGTATTTATTAATAACTACTTTTATATTATCTTCGTGGTTTTTTAGTGAAGATAGATCATCCTGGTCCCAGCATGAGATTATAACTTCTCCGTATTTTAAATATTCACTTATTGTTTCTAGTGATCTTGAATGTAGCGGGCCTTGTATTATTATGGATACGGTACTCTCTAGAGCTTCGAATTTTGGGAGTAGGCTTTTGTAGAAAGCCAACAGTTGTCGATTGTTCATTAATTATATTACAGTATCTGAGCATAAACCGTAACATTTTTTTTCATTATATTTAGTTGCATCATCTACAACAATAACACTTTTATTGCAGACTTCTTTTTTAGGGTATGTCCAAATATATCCTTTTGATGTTAATGTGAAATCGTCTTCTTGGTGCCAAAATATATTAAGTGAATCTATCCCAGAAAGTATTTGAAGCGCCATTAGGTTCTTGCAGTGTATCCATAGCTTGTTGGAATTACTCATTAAGAATCTCATTGGGCATTTGTATTGTGGTTTGTCATGTCCGAGATATATTCCGTCATCAAACCAGACATCTATCTCTACGTCAAAGTTTTTTGAAATTGCGTTTTCAATATAAACAATAGAGTTCTCTAGTTTTTCATTTCTTCCTTCTAGGTTTCCTCTATGGGATATTAGTTTCATTAGGCTTGTGGTTGTTTATGAAATTATTTAAATCTTCTGGCGTTCCTAAGCCCCACATATCTTCACCTTTAATGCTTGATATTTTAATCTTCTTTTCGTCTTTGATTGCTTCATTGAACACTGGGCATACGTAAAACTCATTATTAACTCTTATATCTTTATTAATCATCTGATTTGCATATTTGACATATTCTGCACCGTGCTTCCAGTAATATATTCCAACTGTTGCGTGTTCGCTAATAGGAATTTTTTCAGCAACCTCTGATACAAATCCTTTGTCATCTAGTTTTGCGTAACTCCATTTCGGGTGGGTTGATGGAAATGTTAGTATACCTCCATCAATTTCATCAGCAATCATAGAATACATAAACTTGTTGCTGTCCCATTCGACAAATTGATCTGAGTTTGCTAATAGCAGGGGTTTATCGTTGTTAATGTATTCTTCTGCTAGTAGCGTCGTACATGCCGCACCCTCTGTAAGACCGTCAATTATAATAATCTCGCAGTTTGGGGCGATTAGGTTAAGGGTATGTTTTAGTGAATATTTTTCATAATGCTCTTTTCTTACTAAAAATATATAGTTTGCATCTATATTTAAACTCTCCACAACCCACTGTATCATTGGCTTGCCTTTGATGTCGATTAATGGCTTAGGGAATGTGTATCCAGCTGTTTCAAATCTAGTACCAGCCCCAGCCATTGGGATTAATACATTCATGTCTGAGCCTTGCCAGGGGACTTGATTAAGTTTATTCATGCTATTTAGATTATCTAATTTTCTTTGTATATTTTCAAGTGTTACATCTTCGCAGTTTTTTACCGCTAATAGATTTGCACCAGATTTTTCTGCTGCCAATCGACCTGTGTGAGAATCTTCAATAATTATTGTCTCTTTTGCAGACTCTCCAAGTTTTATCATGCATCTATAATACATCTCTGGGTTTGGCTTGCTTCTTATTACATCCTCATTGCTATAATAGCAATCGACAAATTTTATTAATCCTTTTTGCAGTAGAGTGATTTTTATAGTTTCTCTAATCGAGTTTGATGCTACAGCAATTTTTATTCCCCTATCCTTTAGGTATGAAAAGATTTCCATAAGCTTAAGGTCTCTAGGTAAGTCAAGTAAGGCGTTTTTCGTTGCCTCTTGTTTTAGGCTCCATATTTCATTATATAAATCTGGGTTTAAACCTTTTTTTTCTGTAAGCATCCAAAGTTTTTTTGTTGTCGGCAAACCGTCAAAAGTTGAAAGATGCTCTTCCCTGCTTATAGCGTAATCTTTGCTGATCTGACCAAGTGCGTCGTTCAGCGCTTTATAGTGCAGTTCTCTGGAGTCTATAATAACCCCATCAAGATCAAATATTACCAGTTTAGTATTCATCAAAAGATCTGTGAAAATCTCTGGATGATTTTATCTGCTCGTATAGGCTTGGGATAGAGTAAATAGAAATATCGTGAAGCGTCTCAAGGCTTCTGTCGCAGGGTAGGGGGGTATCTATAGGATTTATTTTGATGCCCAGGTCGTATATTTCATTTATAATCTCAGCAAGTTCTAGTTTACTTACCGAGTTAGAGTGAAAAATTCTAACACCCTTCCAGAAAAGATTTTTTTTAATAATTGTGTCTGTTATTTTGGCAAGCTGCAAGCATGTCACACCGTTCCAAATATGATTTTTGAACCCATTAATTTCGCCTCCTTTGTTTGATCTAATCCATTCTAGTAAAGATTTGAATCCCCGCTCTTCTTCGCCAATTATAGAAGTTCTTATTACTGTGCAAGTATCTGGCTCGCCAAGAGACTTGCTGATTCCATAAACGTCTGTTGCTGTATGCTCGTCTTCTTCTGAATATCTACCTTTTGACCCATCATAAACACAATCTGTAGTAACGTGAACCAATTCAATCTCAAGAATTTGGCAAATCTCACTCAACCAATAAGGTATTACAGAATTAACTTTGATCATGTCTGGAGTTGAGAAATCTCCTTGCTTAATAACTCCAGCGCAATTCAATACGTATTTACAGTTTTCTTGATCAACTTTTTCCTTAATTTTTTTCCACAGATCATTAAAAGAACATCTTGATAGATCTATATCAGATCTTTTTAGGCAAGAAACTTTATAGTCTGTTTTTGAATCAAAGTATTTTTTGAATGTGCTGCCCAGCATTCCTGTTGATCCTAAAATTAAAATATTGCTCATGCTTCGTTTTTTAGATATTTTACTGTTGGAAATGCAACCATATAGGTATAGTTTTTAAACTTTGTTTTTTCCATAATCATGTCTGCATAGTTCCACGCAAATATGATAAGTATGTCGATATCCGAGTTCTTTAGGGTATCTACATCCACAATCGGGATTTTTGTATTTGCTATATATCTTCCGCATCTCTCTGGAGACTCATCAACTATGAACTCAATAGTGTCTGAATCCAAGCCTAAGATATTGCAGGCCATGTTTGCCCTTCCAGAGGCTCCGTAACCAGCGATCCTTAAGCCCATCTCTTGGGCTCCATCGATTTCTTTTTTTATTTCTGAAATGTGGTTGGTTACATTTTCTTGAAAGTTATTTAAGTATTTTGTGTCGCAAATTGTTGTTCTTTCTTTTTCTATAATATCTTGAACCTTTTGTGATGTATTTGGGTTCTTGTGTGCAGTCACTCTTATTGATCCGCTATGAATAGGTATTTTTTCTACATCTATGATTGAGAGATTAAACTGCTTTAGTAGGTTTTGCAGGGCTGTTACTGAATAATAGTAGATGTGTTCGTGATAGATATTATCCCACTGAAAGTCATGGACAAGGTTGTCAAGATAGTGAACTTCAAATATAAACTTTCCGCCATCCTTAAGGCAGTGCTCGATGGCCCTCACCGTATTCCTTATGTCTGTAATGTGAGCGAATGAGTTATTTGATAAGACAAAATCAAATTTACCTCTCCACTCTTCTCCTCCGAATGTATCAAGGTTAAAATATTCTGTGATTACATCTAAACCTTTGTCTCTTGCTATTTGTGATACATTAATAGATGGATCTACGCCTATGGCTTTAGCTCCCAGCTCTTTTAGGGGTTTTAATAGAACGCCATCATTTGATCCAAACTCAAGGATGTCCTTGTCTTTGATATCGTACTTATCGTGAAGATTTTTCGCAACTTGTTCAAAGTGTTTTGAAAGCCCTATTGATGATAGATATCTATAATCTCTAAAAAGTATATCTGGGTTTATTACCGAGTCTGTTTGAGTAAGCTTGCAACATTCGCAGATCTGCAGTTTTAGTGGATACGAGCTTAAATTTTCCAACTCCTCCTTGGAGGGAAAATATCCTGCTAGCGGAACATTATTTAGATCTAATATAGTAGATAGTTTTGTTGATCCACAACTAGCGCAAGTTTCTTTATGTTCATAATCTTTCATTAATCTCTCCACATATTTGTTAATGCTGGGTACCAATCAATATCTTCGATTAGAGGTTTGCGTGGGTTTTGTCTTAATAGGGAGTCGAAAGACTCTCCCCATTTTTGGTGAAAAAACTTTTCATTGTAAGAGGCGTCCCAGCATGCACTTGAATAATAATTTGGATTATGAGATATATCTGCCTCAGATGTTCCTCCGTGATCTAGTGGTCCAGTTAGGTTGCATAGTTTGATGGAGTCCTGCTCTCTCGCTCTTAGTGTTAGGTCGGCGTCTTCATGACACCCACCTTTAAATCTTTCATCTGCATAACCAAGTTTAGGTAAAACTTTTTTATCTAGTATAAAAGCTCCCCAATTATACAACAATACGCACTCGTAGCCCTCCTCAAGCTTCTCTTCTGCCATGCAAAGCCATTTGTCGGAGTTAAAAATTATATCATCTTGAGTAACCATAACATATCTTGTTTCTGATAATAGATAACAAAGATTCCATAAATGAGCGCAAGATGATTTTTTAGGAATCTCTACAATATGTAGATTTTTATACTCTGGAATTAGTCCACTATTTCTAAACCTATCTTTTGGTTGATCCTCTAAAACTATTACGGAAGTTTCCTCTGGTGCAGTTGATGTAAATGAGTCTATACAAGTTCTTAGGGGTTCGTATCTGTCTTTTGTAAAAAGACTCATTGTGAAGTTGTCTTTCGTTAGCTTCATCTATATTCAGATTTCCATATATCCCACTTGTCGTGCTTAAATCTAATGTCATCCCCGAGACTCTCTTCCAAAGAGCTGGTTGAAAAATACTGTATAATTGTATTGTCCTCAAGGGTCATTGCGCCATTCGCAAATCCTTTTGGGATATAAAGTACCTGAGGTTTATTTGCGCTTAATATAAATTTCTTTGCAGTTGGTTGTGTTGCCGAACTCTCAACTTCTTCTCCGTTCTGAGTTGGGGGCATTTGCACTACGCCAATCATGGCTGATCCTTTGGCTATATATACATACTTTGATTCGTTTTTGTGTCCATGCCAGGCTCTAATAAATCCAGATCTATGATTTTCCACTTGGTAAAATCTTTTAACTCCTTTAAAGTCGAAATCATTTACAAATCTAACGCAACCCCTGTCATCTGTTGCGACTCCACCATCTAATGTTGTGATATCACTGTTCATCTGTATAATGATATCTATGTATTAGTTTTTTTCTATTTACATTTTTTTACAGCCCAGCTTGAATTGGAAACATAAAGAGGATATCCCCATTCGAGGCTCTTTGTCTGGGGGGCGTTGTTTCTGAAAAAATTAAATCCTGCGTTCATCTCAAGATAATCTACCTCTTTTGATTTTGCTTTTGGGGTTATAAACTCATGAACTTCTTTTCTTACCGAATCCCAGGTGTAATCGTGGCCACAAAATGCCCCTTCTTTTTTTATTTTTGGGTACCAAGCCTTTAGATCTTTTGCTACTGCCTCAGATCTATGGTCTCCATCAATGAAGATTGCATTTATAGAGTAATTTTCAAATGTTTTAGAGGCTTCTACTGAATCTAGCTGTATGGCAGTTACCATGTCCTCTAAACCTAAGCTTTTAAGGTTAAAGTTAAAAATTTCTAAAGTGGAGCCGCCCAAATCTTTAACTATTTCTTGATGGTCTTCGTCGTCCTCCTGACCTTTAAATGTGTCTACAGCAAATATTTTTACATTTTTATTGAGGGATTTTATTCTTTGCGCTATGTATGATATAGATCTCCCCTGCCAAGACCCGACCTCAACAAAGGTATCTCCGTCTTTTAGAAAGTCTCTTGAAAAAAAATCGTAAAGATCTTCATAGTCTAACCAGCCATGAATGTCTGAATATAGTTTCGGAGCCTTCAAGGGGATTCAATATAAGATAAATATGCTCCGTTGTGGTAGACTTTGTCTTCTGGGTCTTTTACTCTACCCTCTGAAAATATATCAAGCATTCTTGAGACCTCTTGTTCTACGCTAATCTTTGGCTCGTACTGAAAAGTGTTTAATGATTTTGAATTATCTACTTTATAGTTTCTCGAGTCCTGAAAAGAAATTTCTGTATAGTTAATCTTGGTGTTTGGAACAAGCGATGCAACTTTTTCTCCAAGCTCTCTAATGATTACATTTTCTTTGGATAGTATATAAATTCCATCTCTTTGCACTTGGCAGGCTTCTGATATATATCGTGCGATATCTTTTACTGCAATAATTGGCCTCCATTGATCTCCTCCATTTATATTGATCTCTCCATACTTCATGGCTCTCATGGTTAGTACATTTACAACTAGGTCCATTCTTAATCTACTATATGTATCTCCAAGACCAAATACTGTTCCTAGCCTAAATACTAATCCACCCCGATCTAAGACAAATTTTTCTGATTCTAGTTTCGTGGCAGCATATGCAGAAAGCGGATTGGTTTTGCTATTTTCATCGAGCATTTCATCTTGAGCTCCATATACAGAGCAGGTTGACATAAAGATAACGCTCTTGCTCTTTGGAAGTTTTTTGCAAATATCCCTAACTGGATCTGTATTAATCTCTTGAGTTAGTTTTGGATTAACTGCGCATGCTGGGTCGCCAACTAGGGCAGCTAAGATAACAACTACATCGCAATCTTGGGATGCAGCGATTACCTTATCGGTTTCTCTGATATCCCCATTGATAAATTTTACTGGCTTTAGATACCGATCTTCATAAAGAAGATTATCATAAACAGTAACATTAAAACCTTTAGATATTAGGGTATCTACAGTTAGGCCACCTATATATCCAGCACCTCCAAGAACTAAGATTTTTTTATCTGTCTCCATATTTTTTTACCTCTGGGTTGAATCCAGCTTCTTGGTCTCCCGATTGATATTTTCTAAACATGCCTATAGTTTTAACATCTATACATTTTTTAAGTCTAGCCCTTTCTTCCACTAGCCTGACATCTTCCACTGAAGCCCAAGCTCTAAAGTCTTGGTCATCTGGCCTGTTTATCACTTCATCCTTCAGTTTGTATAATTTAAAGTTTACAATGGATAGCCTATCGACTAGCTCACCCATAGAAATTAGGGTTTCAAATGAGTTTTCTGAGATCGAGTCAGATAGCTCAAAACTGCCGTCATATTCTTGGATTGCGTTAAGAATTGATGTTTCTATACTGTCGCTGGTTTCCATTGTTTGTCCTTTGCGTTATAAATTATTCCGTCGCTATAATAATATGCGTTATCTGGAGAATCTCCATTGAGCCGATAAAGATTTTTGTGGAATTTATCTATATCATTGTCTAGGCATTTTAGAATTGCATCTCCCATGCATTGCTCTACAGTTAGTTCATTTGTGTTTAGAACCTCCGATAAAACTTTTTTGCTCCTTGCAAATTTACCATCAATTAATATGTATTGGGGCATTATATCGGTTATGCGAGTGTGTTGAAATCTTCCTCCATTCAGCCCGATTTCTGGATTAGCTGTTGATGCATGAAATTCCTGACCTATAGCTTGTGCGGCAATAAAAGATTTTTCTTCTTTTTTCATTTCCTCAAATCTTCTGTCAAAATTACTTGCATCAGTAATCATTGTATCTCCAAATAAGAATACTGCATAATCAAAGTCTTCAAAGCTTTCGTATACATGATTAAATATGATATTACAGTTTCTGCTCACAGAGTGAGAATTGAATCTGAATCTTGAATGTTTGCTGTAAAGATTTTCTACCTTTTGGTAAAAGTCTGAAACTTCTATAATCTCCGATAGAGTCTCTTCATCTCCGTCTTCGCACTCCGAGTTTACTAAAACTATCGAGGCTTCATCATTGAATGTAGATTTGATGTTTTTGATTGTATTTAATACTTCATCGTATTCATCAAAAAAAGTTATACAGAATATTTTTTTCATTATTCAGAATTCATTCTTGTCATATGTCTTCCACCGTCAAAAGATGAAGACCTTAGTGTTTTAATAATTTTTTCTAGCATAGCATCGTCTACATATTTTCCAGGGATTGCAAAAAAGTTTGCGCAATTATGCCTTCTAGACATTTCTGCCGTATATTCATCATGAATCAGGGCTGCTCTTATATTTTCTTTTGAATTAGCTAATATATTTACCCCTTGACCAGTTCTACAAAAACCTAAACCAAAATCGCAGACTTTATCTTTTATGGATTGTGTGGCTTGTGTGACAAACTCGTTGTAGTCTATATCTTTTGGGACATTACATCCAAAGTCAACATATTCTATGTTCATCGATTTTAGTATTTTTTTAGCATGTTCTTTTCTTTCAAACCCCGAATGATCGCAGCATAGCGCTATCGGTCTTTCTCCAAATCTATAGGCTACTTTATCAACGAAAAATTCTAGTTCTGCTGGGGTGCCAAGCACGTGCATCTTCTCAACCTTTTTAATTTTAGCTTTCAGTCCATCTTGTATTAAAAGATTATACATTGGACAAATATAAAACTCGTCTTTAGACCTCATGTTTTTATTGACCAGNTGCTCGGCATATTTTACAAACATTTGTCCACTCTTAAAATAATAAACTCCAACTGCAGCGTCTGAGCTTATAACCAACTTCTCCGCCGTTTTTGTCGCAAATCCATCTTTATCTGTTGAGATGTAGCTGTGGGCTGGGCTATTTGCCTTGAAGGTAAGTAGAAAGCCGTCTAGGGATTCATCTATAGTTGAGGGATCAAAGGTTGGTTCGAAGTATACATCTGGAGTATATATAATTAAGGGATCATCATTATCTATATGTTCTTTTGCTAGAAGGCAGGTCGATACAGAACCATCTGTATCATGGTCCACTACTACAATTTTAGTGTCCTGTCCAAACTTATCTCTTAAAATATCATCTATTGAAAAATTATTAATATGCTCTAGTCTGACCGCAAAAATTAAATTACATTGATCTAGCTTGATGGACTTCATTGCCCAATCTATGACCTGTTTGGTTTTTGCCATGATTAGTGGCTTAGGCATGTTATACCCCTTGTCTATAAATCTTTGAGCCTTACCTGCGATTGGTAACAGTAAATTATATTTCATTTTTTGTTATATATTTTTTTGTTTGCCCTGCGGTCTTTTTTATTGCATAGGCTAGTGACTTATTGTAATAATTAGAGATGAAAAATCCAGCGAATATATCTCCCGCCCCGTTTACCTGAAGATTTTTTTCGGGTTTGATTTCTTTTGATAGAATAATCTTGTTATTTATAATGCACTCGCATCCATGTTTGTCGTGGAGTATGATGGGTGTTTTTGTATTTATGTTTTTGTAAAGATCTTTTCTTTCTCTGGAGTCAAAAACAAGTTCACAAGACTCTATTATTGGTAGAAAGTCTTCTCTGTCTTGTAGTGTGCAGAAATCTATACTAACTGGACACTTGTCTGTTTTTATGTTGCAGGATGTTGGTAAATCATCAATGTACGCAATGTGAAGCCAGTCTATTTTTTTGTAATTTATTTTTTTTGATGGAGATTCTTTTTTATTATAAGTGATGGAAGTTCTTCTAGAGAAATTTAGCTCGCTGATTATTATGGCTGTATTGGAGCCTTGTGGAAATTTATAAAAGTCAAGCTTTTGTTTAAGGTTGCGAGATATGTTGTATATTCCACCCTTACTTAATTGAGGCATAATAACCCCGTTTGTATCTCCTAGAAATAATTTAGTTATTAAGATTTTTGTATCTTTATAAACTCTTCCCGCAAGACCCACTTTCATTACTTGAGCCAATCTTCATTGAGATGGCAATCAAATTCATTGTCGTAAATTTCTGCTATAACTCCAGTTCCGCCCTTAGCGTTCAGGGTTTTATTGCAAACTTTTTTTACTCCCAATGGTGCATCTGCAGGGCAAAAACTGTGGCCCACTACTCTTAAGGTTGGAACATCATAATAGTCATCCCCTACGTAGCCCACATCTTTTATGTCTACAGAATAAATCTTACATATATCATTAATATCTTTATGTTTTTGCCTAGAAAAAATAAAGTCTATATTCCTGTTTTTTGCCATCGCTTCATTGCTTTTCCTGTCTCCAGATAAGAAGCAGATTTTAACCCCAGAAAGCTTTAAGAGTTTTATTGCTGTAAAGTCTTTATCATTGTATGATTTCGATACAAAATTACCAAATGAGTCGACGGCTTTAGTACCATCGGTCATTACTCCGTCAATATCTATTAATAAAAGCTGTATACTACTACTGTGTTTTGAGCCTTCATCCATTCTGCCACCTCCTTGACGCTTTCTTCTAGGGTTATCTTTGCCTCAAACCCTAAGACTTCCTTTGCTTTTGTTGTGTCTGGAACTCTTTTTTGTACATCGTATAAAAATGGCTCATCGCTTTCATATCTGAAGGGTTTATCTGGATTAAGGTATTTCCAGACGCACTCTGCAAGCTCTAGTACGGTTGTTGCTGTGGGCGTTGAGATATTAAAATCTTCATTTACCGCTTTATCACTTTCCATCACAAGTCTTATACCCTCTGCGATGTCTTTTCCGTTGGTGTAGCATCTAACTTGATTGCCCTCTCCTAGAATATGTAGTGGATCTTGACCCATTAGTGTTTTGTTTATAATATCTGGAAGTACGTGAGATAGCATTAGTTTTACATTTCCGCTTGTGACCTCACTCTCTCCCAGGGCTTTATCTTCGCCTACTCCAACACAATTAAAAGGGCGAACTATTGAATATGGAAGCCCATGCTGCTCAAGCGCACCTTTTGCAAAGTACTCAGAAGCTAGTTTTTGGAATCCGTATGTACTGGAGGGAGGTGGACTTATTAGGACTTCTGATTCTGGGGTTGGGTATAATTCTGTATTTTCAAAAACCATACTACTAGAAAGAACTATAATTCTTTTTAATTGATTATTCTTAAAAAGTTTAATAGCTAAATCAAAAGTGTTTGCTAGTATCCTTTCGTTATTTGCCAAGAGATCATATGCGTATTTATGAAAATAGCTTATACCTCCAATCATTGCGGCTCCTGCAATTATGAAGTCTATATGTTCGAGAGCTGGATGGGATGCTACATTATTATGCCTCCATTTCGAAATATCTTCGTTGAAGAATGTAAAGTGTGGGTGGTTGTCGTGGGGCCTTGACAGCTCTCCATATTTGGAATAATTGTCCACTCCTACTACATGGTATCCTTTATCTAGCAGCTCTTTGCATAAGTAGCTTCCTATAAAACCTTGCGATCCTGTTACTAAAACTTTCATTTTCTCATTCCTTTGAATACTGTTTTTTTAAATTTATTGTTTTCTTGTTCTATTGTTTCAAATAGTTTTAAGTCTAAACCGAGTTCTTTAGCGAAAGAGTCTAGGGCTTTTGTGTCTTTTGGCAAACATACCCCAGCGTAACCCCTGAAGTTTGTGTTCACATCGAGATAGAGATCTTTTGTTGTCCCTCTTTTAATAAATGTGTCTTTTATTTTTGTATAGTCGCAGTTTATGGAGTTGCATACCTCATACATAGAGTTTGCGAAAACTATCTTAAGGGCATTGATTACGTTGGAGTAATACTTTAACATCTCTGCTTCTGTTCTTGCTAGCATTGCATGATTCTGGGGAAAATTACCATGACATTCTTTAATAATTTTATATACATATTCACTGTCTGTACCGACCGCTAATAGGTCATGGTTTTCTGTGAAGTCTGTAATCGCACACCTCTCCCTTAAAAATTCTGGTACAAAACAAATCTTTAGCCCTGTTTCCCTTGCGAGCCTATCTGAGGTAGTTGGTTTTACTGTTGATTTGATCGCAACAATTCCATCAAATCCAAGACAACTGAGTTTAACAACTGTTTCCTCGACAATAGATATATCGCAACTCCCGTCATCTAGGGTTGGGGTTGGTACGCAGATATAAATAACATCACAAAAAAGGGTGTCCTCTATAGAGGTGTCTAGTTTAATATCGTGACAGATTACTGTATGGCCCAACTTTTCGAAACCATATTTGCATGCTTCCCCCACAATTCCAACCCCAATCACGCCAATGTTCATTATTCTGTGCTTTCTCCTTGTACGAAATGATATGTAACGCAGTCCCTAACCATGAAGCTTTTGTATCCAGCTTTTTGCATTCTATCGTGTATTATGACATCTCCAGTAATTCCGTTTTCTATTTCAGGCATGGGTCCAAACTCTTTCCATTGTTCTTTTGTCATCAACCATGAGCAACCATCGCACCGATTAACGGGACCGAGGCTGCAATTAAATCCTGTCGGTTTTCCCCATCTGTATAGGCACTCGTCGATAGACAAAAGCTCCTTGTCGCAACTTTCATTCATGGAGTCTACGAATTTTTCAAATTTTTCTAAATCGAAGTTTTCAAAATTAAATCCAAAGTCTTGTTCTATGTGTCTTGATGTCGCTCCAATTTTCCTTAATCTGGGAAGACATTCTATAGTATTTGCTTGCAGAATGGTTTTATCCAAGCCTCTGGATAACCTTTCTAGAGAGACGAAACTGTCCTTGGAGAATACCTGGTCTGAACCCCCACGAAAAACCCTACCCCCTTTACTTTTTTCGTAACCAAGGTTCCAGCATGCATATAGGTTGTGGAGGAAGTTGTCCGTCTGCTCTTCGTATATAAATGTTGACAAACCTTCTTCGTCGCAGTATTTTAAAATTTCTGTTGTGGTTTCTTGTGGTATATTCCTATTTTTGTAGACAATAACTATGAGTTCTTTTTCGCACTCAATTTTATCAAATCCAGCGTAATTTTTAACGTTATCTATGTGACCTTTTAATAGATTAAGGTTTTTTCCTATAATTGTATAATATGAGAACATGTTTATTTATTGACTAATATATAAAAGAAAACATCTGGCCCGTTTGGTGGGTTGTCCACAAGCTCTGAAACCACAGAAAGGTTGACATCGTGCCATCCGTAAATTTTTCCATTTTCTCCAAGCGGCTTATTGTGATCAAAATAATCCAGCGTTCTTGTAGTGATGGGCATTTTGTGAGTCGGATCTGTCCAGAAATTATCTGAACCAGCATATGGTACTTGAATATGTATTTTGGCGCCGCCGCAACATACTCTGTAAAGCTCTCTTATTACATTAAGAAAATTGTCTCTGCTTATATGTTCTAGGACGTGTTTCATCAAAATCTCTTCAACCGAATCGCTTTCTATAGGCCAAGGAGTAAACTCTATATTATGGGAGATGTCGCATTTACAGTCTCCAGAATCTAGGTTTGTCCAGCCTTCCATATAGTCGTTACCGCACCCAATGTTTAACTTCATTTAATTTTCTCCACTATCTCTATGATTTTATTAGAATAATTTTTATAAGACAAATCTTTTACTTGATCTACCCTAGATCTGATCTTGTTGAATATATTATCAAAAATAGACTCTAATTCAATATCAGCATTTGCATTGTATATGAAATCTGGCTTTAGGTCTATTCCCATCCACCCTACATAGGAAGATATAATTGGAATTCCACAACTAAAAGCCTCAATCGTTGACATTGGGCCAGCTTCCCATAAGGAGGGTATTAGTAAGTAGTCTATTTTTGCATATAGATCTGGATACTTTTCATATACCTCGTCTTCTTCAGATTCAACCTCTATACCATTTTCCCTGAATAGATCTATGACCTCTCCCCAATCTTTTCCCACGAATAGAAATTTAAATTTTTTTAAGATTTTCTTTTCGGCCATTGTTTTCATGAAATGGAAACCCTTGCCTTCGTGCATTCCTCTTTGAAATATTCCTATGGTTTGTTTTTTGGGTTTAAAGTTTTCGCAGTACTCTCCAGGCATCATAACTGACATTTTTTCTTTGGTATAATAAGGAGAAAACATTTCGTAATATCTAGAACACATATGCACTATGTAATCTAGTTGAAGCCAATAGGGGTTTAGGTAGTCCGTGCAGTCTTCGTGCAAGTGTGTGAAAAACCCAATATCTAGTGTGCTGGTTTTTCCTTTGTAACAGTTCTGGATATCTATGTAAAAATTGGCGTCTACATCATTTCTTGGATTATGAGATAGTGAGAATACATCTGGTTTAGCGGAGCATATTCTCTCTGCTATTTTCTGAAGTATCCATCCAGAATCAACCGTGACTACGTTAATCTTCACTAAACAAAAACTGAGGATATTTTTTTACAAAATCTAAAGTTGCTTTTGGGAACGTGTCATCTATTTCAACTATTCTTTTTTGGGCAAAGTCATCATCTCTGTCAAATAAATCAGTCTGGGTTTTCATTTTATTTTCTATATCCTCCACTCCCATAACTTTATGTTTTACAAGATTTGATTCTGCAATGTTTTGAATCTTCTCCTGAATCCTGCTTGCGCCTCCCATAAAGGAGAAATGCCAACCCCCATTTTCTATAGCATTAATTCCTCTATTATTTCTAAGGTCTTGACATGCTCCGAATGTTGCTGGGCTAGCTATGACTGGACCGTCCCACATTTGTTTTTGTTCGCAATTAATGTAATAGTAGTAAAGTTTTTGCCTGAGGCTTACCCAGTCTTTATGATGCAAGTTGGCTTTTAAGGTTTCTGGATTTGGAATTTCATCGAGATCTGAGACAATTATTCTATCTTCAGAAGTTAAGTTTTGGTTGTTTAGGCCTCTGGCTAGACAATTTCTTTGAAAATTTTCTGGAATCCAATCTACCATTCCTTGAACCTTCATGTCTTCTCTATAAGAAGGGAGGTCTAAGACCTTTACGTATATAACCTTGTCTAAAAAATCTGAAAATCTATCTTTATTTCTCTCGAATATGAAATCTTTATCTTTGCCAGTATGGGTTTTATTTGCTTCTGCAATCACAAAGCGATCAACATGCTCATATAGAACATTGAATCTGAACTCAAGAAGCTCTAGTTCGTTAAAAAATGTAAAGCAGTCGAAGGTTCTCATAATTCTTGTTTTAGTATGTTGATAATTTTTTCGGAAGTTTTTCCCTCTCCAAGCCATTTGGTATCAGGATTGAAGTTTTGAATAAAATTTAAAGTTTCGTCTGGCAGGTTCTTTTTATTTGCATTTATCATCATGGAGCAACCGTTTTCTACAGACTGAGGCCTCTCTGTATAGTCTCTAGGGACTATAACTGGCGTTCCTAGTAGCGCAGGCTCTTCTTGGGCGGTACCAGAGTCTGATATTATAAACTTAGAGTGGTATTGTTCTGATAGAAAATCTTTATAAGACATTAAGTCGACCATGTTTAAATCAGAGTAGTCTATTTTGAATTTTTCCAAATACGAGGTTGTTCTTTTAAAGTTTAAAAATTTAACTTTTAGACCTATTGATCTTTGACAATGCTTAGCGAAGTCAATTATGTTTTTGAGTCTGTTTTCGTATTTAAAGTTCTCTGGTCTATGTATATCAAGTAAGATGTGGTTGTTTCTCTTTTCGTATAAAACTTGATTGTTAAAGCAGTCATTAAGAACTTCAACTATTGTATTCCCTACAACATGTACGCCTTTCGTGATGTTCTCTTTGTTTAAGTTGTTCTTGTAGTCATCATGATATACGAACAAGAAATCTGAGCAGTGATCACAAACTGTGCGATTTATTTCCTCGAGCATTCTCTTGTCTCCAGATCTCATTCCTGCTTCGATATGTCCGATTTTGTAACCTTCCTTTTTAAGTTGCATTGCGCAACATACAGAATTCGAGTCTCCAAGGAAAAGTATGAGGTCTGGTTTTATATTTTTTGATTCAATTAACTCAATAAGTTTTACTGGAAGATCTGCCGACTGATGATAATGCTTCTTTCCGTCTGCGCCAATGTTTAGATTAAAGTCTGGCTTTCTAATGTTTAGTTCGTTAAAGAAAACCCCAGAAAGCAATTCGTCGTAATGTTGTCCAGTATGAACCAGGATGTGATTGAAGTTTTCATCTAAATCCGAAAAGATTTTAGACATTCTTATGAAGTCTGGCCTAATACCAGTAACTGTCATGATTGTCTTCATTCGTTGTCTTGGGACTTGTAACTTTTTCTATTTAAGGTGAACCCATGGTATAGGGAGTAATTGTCGACCTCTGGTTTGTATTCTTGATTGCCACAAAAACCTTTATGGTATTGATGGTATACAACCTTATCTGAGCACGTTATGTTCATGTTTTTCATTCTTATCCTGTGAAGGAATTCGTTGTCATCGTAACCGACCCCTTTTGCGTATCTTTGGTCAAAGCCTTGCAGGTCTCTGAGGTCTTTATTTTTCATTGCGGCACAAAAATGCAATGAATGGTCTCTTATATCCTTGTGTTGATACCACGAGTCAAATGAACCATCGCTAGAGGCTGACTTTGTATTACCTTCGAATATGTTATCCAGCTCTGGTGAGGATTTCTTAATTGCTTCTGTTTGATTTGGGTCGGCTGAGAAACAGGAGTAGACCCTATATTCATTATCCTCCAAGTTTAGACAGTCATCTAAAATGTTATCGTAATGTGTGCATTCTGGATTTTGTATTAAAATGATATCTCCGTAAGCGTGGACAAATCCAACGTTGAAGGGTACGCATGGATTGCAGTATTTTTTTTCTGGGGGCATTTGTACGACTTGCACGTTAAAATCACAGAATTTCAATCTTTCTTTCGTGAGGGCGTGTTCATCGTCACTACAGTCATCTACAACAACTAAGTCCCAATCGTGCCTACCTTTGTAAAGCTTGTTAAATCTTTTTAGTGTTGATTCAAATTGAGGCCATCTATTATAGTAAGTGGTAACTATGCTAATTTTCATAAGAGAATAAGTGTTTATATTTTTCTTTATTATTTAATAAAAATTCAGGAAAGGGTTCGTTGCCGTCTTGGTGTTTTGTGATGTTGCCCGCCCTAAGCTTTATATAGCTACCTGTATACATGTCTGTATCTCCATCTAGCTTTACGAGCTTTTCGCTGGAATAGGGGCTATTTTTATTTTCTAAAGCTTCTTTAATTTGCTCTACAAATAAATCCCTCTCATAGGCTTGGTCTCCTTCGGCTATTGTTCTAGCTTTTGTTGTAACTTGGTCCACCCCACCAACGTAAGAGTAGTGCCAGCCTCCATCATTAATCTCTGGGCCAAAATCTTTGTTATTTCTTAATAGTTGGCAAGCTACGTTATTGTATTTTTTTTGTATTAGTTTTAGTTTGTGCCACTTAATTGCAACCGTTCCAGTAACATTTTTAGATGAGTATAAATCGAGAAAGTGAATAAAATACATCTGATCAAAGAAAACGAAATCATGCCTAGCTGATTCTTTTAGTTTTTTAGGATTTGGGATTTCGTCGCAATCTGATATTAAAATTGTGTCTTCTAGGTCTGGGTTTAAATCATTAAAATAGTCATATATTTTAATTCTGTGTTCGTTTTCTCTGCCCCATGCAGTATCCTCATTGAGCTGTACTTTTACATGAGTGATGTTTTTATCTGCAAACTCAGACCTTATGCTTTTGAGCTTTTTGCTATCTAGGAATACCTCTCTTTCTTTACCAGAGAGATGTTCGTTTAACGCTTCAAAGATTATAAAATCATCAACCTTATCTTTTAAGATATCTATTCTCAATCTAAGTAGATCCAGCTCATCTCTAAACATAATACAGTCGTAAAATTTCATAAAAGATTCTCTAGAAAGTTTTTTAATTTTTCGTTTTGCTCTTCATTATTAACAAGCTCTCTAATTCTCTTAGCACACTTTTCTTGAACCTCTGCTCGGTAGTCGTGTTCATTTAGTAGTCGCTTTACTTGATCTTCGTAGCTCTGCCCGTTGGTGAATGAAAATGCTGTAGTTCCCAGCTCGCTCCATTTAAGGAAGCTTTTGTTTGCGGTTAAAGGGTCAAAGAGGAACACTGGCCTTCCTCTGGCCATACTTTCAATAATGGCAAAACCATAACCCTCTAAGCTTTTTACATGAAGGGTAAATGCGCTTTCGTTCATTATCTCCGCAGTTTCTTGTTTGGTAGATTCTTCGCATAATATATAATCCAGAAAGCTTGATGTGTGTTTTCTTATGGTATTGTATATATCGTAGTCTTCCGAAAAATTATTTTGATAGTCACATATATAGGTTCCAACCTTATTTGATTCGCTAGACCCCTCATATGAGAACATATCATAGTCTATCCATGGCCTATAGTGGTGGTGATGAACGCCTTTCTCTTTGCATATAGATGCCGCGAGATTATCTGCTGGTAGATAGTTTTTAATTATGTCCCATGGGTATGCCGAATCCCAGTAGTCATTTCCGCTATAGAAAGCTAATTTCGCTCCCCAGTTTTTAGCTTCTTCCCAAATAACATTAATCACCTCAAATTGATTCTCGAAAGCAGACACAAATATAACGTCGGGTTTTATTTCCATTAATTGCTCATTATTTACAAGGATTGTGTTTTTGCCGAAATCATGCTTGGCTAAGTTTTGTTCATCGTGAGACTCGTTCCAGACCCATTTCTGAGGAGGGTACTGGGACACCTTGTAATCTTTAGATGGTAGAATTAGTTCGTGGCCAATTTCTTCAAGAGCTTTTCCAAAATTTCTCGTTAAGGTTATATGTATGTCTGGGAAAAATATTTTCACTTAACTATAGTAGAGTTGTGTCCCTTGTTTCTCCATTTTTTTCCATCTTTACATAATATAGTTTTGATATTTCCGAAAGAATTAGTCCCAGTTAATTGGTTGTATCTGCATTGTTGGATATTTAGACAAATAGTCATCACCGACTCTGGGACCTTTATCATATACTCTGGGTATCCTTCGTCCCATAACATTTTTATAGCCATCCCGACGCTCATTAAGCTGTTCATATATTTGTTCATCTGGTCTGGGCGGCCAATTGCTATTTGATCGTTGATCTGATTTGGTAGAGATGCTTTGTCGTAAACAAAACTAAAGGAAAATTCTTTTTTTAATTCTTCTTCGTGATCGTAAATGTTGTCGCTTTCGAATAAAGGTAGTAGGATGTTTTTATTTTTTAAACAATCTTTTATTTCGTGCTTTTTAATTTGCTCTAAGACCATCACGTCTGGCCTTAATCTTATAACTAAATCGTAGTCTTTTTTCTTTAGTTGTTGGTGTCGTTGAAATATAGAGTTTACAGCCTTAATGCCAGCGAGCATCGGTATTAGTCCTGCGTTGGGTTCGTATGCAAGGTTTTCTGGCTTAAGAAATTTCATTGTTTCCTTGAAGTTAATTGCCTGCCAGCTAGCGGGTTTGTAGAACTTTACAAAATCTTCATACGGTTCGTCGTCCCATGTCGATAGGAAGATGTCTGGCTTTAATGGAGATATAATATTTTGAATAATGGATTCCGAACATTCTTTCCAGTCTCCAAGCTTTCCGCTAAAACATAGTGCTACTTTCATTCTGTTATGTATTCTGTTATATCCCTTTGGGCAACAAGCTTTTCTATGTCATCTAATAGATGTGGGTACAGTCTGTATGCTGGATTTCTTAGGCAATTTTTTAGGATCTGCCCAGCGCTTGTTACTTCGTAGTGAAGTGGAAATACATACCTGTCATTAAACAGCCATCGAATGAGATATGAGTATTGAACAACTCCATATTGCTTGCAGTATTTCGAAAACGTAAATACGGGTTTTCCAAAATGGTATGGGATATATCTAATTCCAGAATCAATCCCAAACATTGCGGAGCATTTACTTGCTATAAAAAATATTTCATTTAGGTCTGCATGTATGAAGCGGAGTCTTGGGTTGTCCTCGCTTATTAGTTTTTCGTATTGGTTTTTTGAGTTTTCGTCATAAAGCACTACAACATCAAATTCTTGGGTAATATTATTTAGTAGTTTTGATATATACCAGCTTTCCATGTTTGAGTCTGCGTCATCTCTTGCGTAAAGGTGCGCGAGAATGAAATTATCTGGCAGGGATCTCTGGGCTTCCATTCTTTTCTCTGGCTTTGGGAATATGTTAAAGTACTTAAACCAGTCATAGTCATGGTTTAGCCATTCTAGTGAATCTATGTGAAGATCGTAAAACTTGTCGTAATCTTCTGTCATGATTTTGCATTCACTATTCGGTACATTTTTTATGTTGCCTCGATGGTCTTCCTCTGGGAAGTTTGAAGACTTTATTCTGAAATTTTTGTATTTCTTTTGTTTGATTACGTGGGTTTCCTTGAAGTGGGATGGCCACATTTTATTTAATATCTCGGATTGATGTGAATTACCTTCTGTGTCTGAAAATAAGTCAATCTCGCAGTTGGGATACTTTTCTTTAATCGCTGGAATAAATCGGTTTGCCGCGAAATGATCTCCTAGACCGCCTTCCATTCTCACCGATATTTTCAAGATAGTTTTCCTTTCACGTAAATATTATCCTTGTCAAGGACCACTGTAGTCAGTTGAGTTAATGTCTTGTTTGCGGTTTTCTTCCTTAAGATATGTTTCGCTCTTGCTAGCCTACCTAAGCTGGCTGATACCTTACCATTGGATATACCCCCTAGATCTTCCGATATCTTTTTGTTTGAGAAATAGATTGGCTTCCCGTGCCCCGCTTTTGCTAGAAGATAATTATACAGGACTAGGTCATTTCCGATCAGTTTGCCTGAAAGAACGTCCTCTTGGACTGCGATTGGTACTTGAATGAACTTTTGCATGATTTAATATTATTCGATATCGATAAAAAAGTCAACCCTTAAATTCAAAAAATTGAATGTCGGTCATGCAAATAATTGTACGATGTTAATATATAGAGGTATAATATATAAAAATTAGTAAACTAATTTAGGGCACCCTTTGGGCACCCTTATTTTTTTGTTGACTTTGTTGGAATAATATGGTAAACTATGTTTTTATGATAATCGAAATTAAAGACAATCGGCTTTTTCTTATTAAGTGTTCGGACTGGTCTGTCGCAGTAGAGTCCACGGATCACGATGAGGCGAGTACGGAAGCTCTAAGCTATATGATGGAGGAATACGGGGACAACTTAAAACTGTCTTGTGTTATGATCTCAATAGATGTGTCTGACCTCCCAGAGGATCCAGAAAAGGATGATAATATGTTGTTCCATTCTACATCAAAGATACTTGCAAATGCAGGATATCACAACATGTCGAAAACAATGAAGAAGATATTTGATACATGAGAAGCCCAACAGTAATAGGATTATGTGGCAATGCTAGAGCAGGAAAGGACACTTTCTTTAATGTATCAAAGGATTTGCTAAATCAAAGGAAAGTTCTCTCAGTAAGATTTGCCTTTGCAGATGAACTCAAAAAGGAGTGTGATTCATTCCTTATAAAGAATCTAGGAATCTCTGCATTTACAGAAAATTCATCCGAGAAGGAAATAATTAGACCCTTCCTTGTTACATACGGAACGCACCTTAGAAGGAGGCTCGACCCGAACTGCTGGATTAAGAAGGTAGAATCTAATGTCTTAAGATGCTTAGCTCAAGGCAGAACCCCAATCATTACAGACGTAAGGTTTGGGAATGAGGCGGAGTGGGTTCAATCTCTCGGTGGGTCTGTTGTACATATAAGTAGAGAGGGTTTTGGACCAGCAAACCAAGATGAAGCAGACAACGAACCTATCCTCATTGAGATGGCAAATGAGAGAGTCCACTGGAGCACTATTGGGGATGACTCAGAAAAATATATAGAAACAATTCAAGAAACACTTAATAACCTCTTTGAGAATGAACACCAATTACTCTGATTTAGAATTAATATCTTTAATTAAAAAAGACGAAGATCCATCACTACATTTAAGTGAATTGATCGAAAGGCATAGTGGAATATATCTTGATATCATAAATACATACGCCTCAAGGGATAGTAACTTTATAGATAGAAACGAATTAATTAAAGACAAAAATTACAACATATATCAAGCCGCAGTTAAGTATGACCCGAATAGGGGCGCAAAATTTAGTACATACCTAGGTAATGAAACAAAGTGGCTATGCTTAAATACATACAATAAAAATAAAAGACACCCGACGATAACCACGGAAACTCTAGACCTACTCCACCCAGATCTAGAGCTTTATTCGGACTCGGTAAAAGAGAATTTAAAAAAAGACTCATTAACCAAAGTTCTTCAGCTAATAAGCCGTCACCCAGATAAAAGAGTTGAAAAAATATTCAATATGAGGTATATTATTGGCAAGAAAAATAAAGTAATGCCATGGAAGAATATAGGCAAAAAAATGAACTTAAGCATTCAAGGATGTATAAACATCCACAACTCAGCAATACAATCAATAAGAGAAACCATTAAAGACAAAGAAGATGTTAAATAAATTCATAGGTATAGGAAATTTAACTGGCGACCCCGAAACAAAATCTGTCGGCCAGGACAAAAAGGTATGTAAGTTTTGCATAGCCATAAATAATAGAATCAATGACTCCGTCACATTTATCGACGTAGAGACTTGGAATAAGTCTGCAGAGAACTGCAGTAGATTCCTATCTAAAGGAAGAAAGGTTCTTGTGGAAGGAAGGCTTCAGCTAAATAAATGGCAATCCAAGAGCGGAGAAAACCGAAGCAAAGTCTTTTGTGTGGCGGATATAGTAACATTTCTAGACAGTAAGTCCGAAGAAGGATCTCCTAACCCAAAACCCGAACCTAAGCAAGAAAGCCCCGAGAGCGCCCCTCAAGAAGAGGATGATGAATTTGCAGATATCCCATTTTAATGAAAGAATTAATATTTAAGGGTCCGCTAAACTCTCTATCCTTCGGGAATGTATCATTCAATCTTCTTAGAGAGATATACAAAAAAGGCATAGAGACAGCAATCTTCCCAATCGGAAATGTTGAGGTATCTGCCTTTGGGCCACAAGATGAAGAATTTAAGGCTTGGCTCGAAGACGGAGTAAATAACAGATGTCTAAAAGTTGATAAAGACACTCCAACGCTACAAATGTGGCACCTCAATGGATCAGAAAACAGAATATCTAGAAACCAATTTCTTTATACATTCTACGAACTGGACTCACCGACAGAGCAAGAAAGAAAGCTTTGCGAACTCCAAGACGGAGTTATATTTAGCAGTCGCTTTGCTGCGAATAATTTCGAGGGCAATGTATCTAGCTCGCCACTAGGGCTTGACCCAGACTTTAAAAAATTAAATAAAACATACCTACAAGGAAAAATCCATTTCGGACTTATGGGCAAGTTTGAAAAAAGAAAGCATACAGCAAAGATACTAAAAGCCTGGGCAAAAAAGTATGGAAATAACTATAAATATCAACTAAGCTGTTGCATAACAAATCCTTTCTTAAAAAAAGAGCAACTTGAAGCTATGATCAACCAAGCTCTAGAAGGTAATAGGTATGGAAACATTAATTTTATACCGTTTTTACCGCAAAACGCACAAGTAAACGATTATATCAACTCAATTGATATTGATCTCGGCGGAGTCAGCGGCGCAGAAGGATGGAACCTACCTTCGTTTAACGCAACATGTCTTGGGAAGTGGAGCATTGTATTAAATGCTAGCTCACACAAAGACTGGGCGAACGATAAAAACTGTATACTCCTAGAGCCTAATGGGAAAGAGCCAGTTTACGATGGAATTTTCTTTCAGGAAGGTTCTCCGTTTAACCAAGGAAACATATATACCTTTGATGATGATGAGTTTGTGACAGCAATGGAGTCCGCAGAAGCAATGTGCAAAAACGAAAACAAAGAAGGAATTGAACTAGGAAAACAACTCACTTACGAAAATACTTTAAACAAAATTCTCGACTCAATGAAAACTTTTTCTTGACAAACAGTCTTTTTTGCTGTATACTATATCTTTATTATTCAAAATAATATATGAAAACTAAACTAGTACTAATTATCGCTGCCCTTTTGGGAGCAGTAACTAACGCCGCTTCTGGAGAAGACTCTTCGATTAAGGGAGGAATGGGAACCAAGTTCTCTTCCGATTACGATCGCAGGGGACAGCTCGTGTCACAAGAAGCAATTCAAGCCCAAGTAGACCTTAGTGTCGATCTTGCAGGGGTAAATGTTGTTGGGGAGTTTTTCACAAACCAAAGCACTAACTCCGCTGGCACGGACAACATCGAACTTAATGTCGCTGTTGGGAAATCCTTATTCGAGGATAATATTAACGCATACCTAGGAGTATACAACACAGATAATAGCTCTTCTGGAAATACGGTTGAAACCTTTATTTCTATTAAGGCAAATTCTCTGCTCTCGCCAAAGATCACGGCTTATCGTGATAACGAGAGTGAGCTGTATACTTTTGAAGGTCAATTAAGTCAGGGAGTAGATCTAAAGCTTTTTGAACTTGAACTGGCTGGAACCCTAGGCAATACGGAGCTTTCGGCTGCCTCAGACAGCACCTATTGCGGTGCCACTGTAACCGCCTCAAAGCAAATCAAGAACAATGTTAGCCTCTACGCTGATATTGGACTATCAGACTCAGACCTTCGTTCCCAAGAAAGAATTTGGGGAGTTGGACTTGATGTCAGATTCTAACCCTAAACAAAACAAAAAATAAAATGGATAACGTAGTAAAAACAGTAAAAACCTCTATCGGGGGTTTATTCGCAGTACTAACTTCGGTCATTGGACTCCTTGTTCTTGCACAAGTAGTTTTCGGTGAAGCGGCTGGAATGAATGTTATCAGCAACCTTCAAGTCATTGTAAATGGCTTTGTCGGAGAAGGCGCAAGCCTTGCTGGTCTCATCACCCTCCTCCTAATCGTAGGATTATTGCAAAAACAGACGAGCAAGTAGAAAAAACTTTCTCTCATAATAATCTAAAGGGCTTCAGGGTTTTCCTGAGGCCCTTTTTTTGTTGAGAAAATCAAGTTAATATATATTATAAGGTATGCCACTATATACATACGAACATCCAGAATCCGAAGAACTTATAGAAGTACTTCAAGGCATGAATGACGATCACATCTATATTGACAAAGAAGGAGTCGAATGGAAGAGGGTATTTCACTCACCGAATGCAAGTATTGATGCAAACATAGATCCGTTTAGCCAGCAAGCTTTTTCAGAAAAAACGGGCAGCAATAAAGGCACTTACGGGGAAATGATGGATAGAAGTAAAGATATGAGTGATAAAAGAAAAGATAAATTAGGTTACGATCCAGTGCAAAAAAAGTGGTTCAAAAACTATTCCAAAGAGCGGAATGGAACCAAGCATCATCTAGATCCAGACAAATAGATGTAAAGCCTCTCATTTTTGGGTGTAATTGTTATTACCATGCCCGACTTTGGAGATTATAAAAACAATCCGTTATACACAGATATAACGAACCTAGACCACCTAACCCCCCAACCAGGGTTTTCGTATCAGTGGAACAGGGAATCGGGTCGCTGGGAGCCAGATCAAACAAACACATTCCTTCAGAGCTCAAACGAATACCTAAAATCTATATCTGGTATTTTAGCCAATGATATAAAAATTGGTGTTGACTTAGATCATGACACAGAAACCCACAGGCTTTTATCTGGAATATCTGGAGAACTTTCGGATCTAAATATAGATGGTGCGACTGTTGATGATGCAGAAACCCATAGACTACTCTCTGGTATTTCTGGAGCTATCGACAATATTGATATAGACGGAGGAACCATTAATGCCAATATTACTGGCGGAGGTGCTGGTTTAAAGCTAAGAACAAAAACAGTTAATCAAAAAATAGATGAAGACTTTATTTTACTGGAAAGCGTTCCTGATGAAGTTAGGTTTGGAAATTACTCTGGAACTTGTTACGGAACAGACAGAAGCCTTATGGACGACATATATGGCACACACTTTAATAACGCAAGAGTAAACCCAAGTATACTAGAAACTGGTCACCCAGACTATTTTATACATGCAGAATATATGGAAACTGGAAGATGTGTCGAAGCTGTTGATGTTTTTCACACAGATACAGCATATGGAATGAGACAAGAAAATAGTGGAGCTAGCAACATAAACTCTTACGAATTAGAAGATTATAACAATCTATATGATAGAGGTCTAGCTGAAAGCATTACTATAATCAATGAAGCTCCATATCCACTTCAATTTCATACTGCAGACAGAAGATTTACTCATACCGATGGACTCATAACAGAAACAGAAGACTTGATATACCTAGATTCAGATATGTCTGTTAATATAAAAAATGATGAAGCTGGAAGGATTTATGTAAAAAGGCCGCATACAATCTCAGGGTATACCATAAAATACTTTATAACATACAAAAATCGCGGTGATTTGGAGATTTAATTGATATGGAGTTTTTTGAAAATAAAAAACATATCAGAAAGATAGGTAACGATAAGTATATTATCGGCACTAGACCCCTCGACCCCCTAATAACAATAGAAGGGAAGAAACTACTAGTAGATAATCTTTCAATAAAATATTTACTAGACTCAAATGAAAGCACTGGAGAAGAAGGCTATGTACTGACAAGCACCCCAAATGGTGTTGAATGGAAAGAATCAACAACTGGTTCTTCTTCCTCAAGCTCAGATGCAACCGCTTCGGGAGTAACCCACTGGGAGGAGGCCTTCGAAATAGATGAAAACGGAGAAGTAACACCCACATCAAGCGAATATGTTTCAGATACAATGTGGATACTTAATAATGACGGAGAAGAGCTTAATCTAGAGCTTAGAGCAAACCTATGGAGATACAATCAGGGCACCGCAGCAGTGCTTGTAAAAGATGAAAACGGAGATATAGTAATGGAAGAAGCGGATGATTTTCCAGAAGATATATCATTTTAACAAACAATAGTGTAATAAACCCATATGGCCACAAAGAATTTAGTTCCAAGAAATAGCGGAGAAGGAGGCATTGGTCGGCTAGGGAAACCCTGGGCGACTGGATTCTATGATTCATTATACCTAAATGAGGTTCTAATTACTGGTTTAGACTCCAATAAGATGGATGGTTTCTCCATGAACCAGAACCTTAATACCTCAGACAACATTGTCTTTGCTAGTGGAAATTTTAGTGATGGACTAACAGTAAATGGAATAAATGTTTTAACTGGAATTCACCGCACTGGCCAAATGCTAGACGAAGAAGTTGATGCGGTTGCCGCAAATCTAGTAATTACTGGATCTTTTCTTCACGATCAGATAATCAATAACGATAGCGATCTTACAACTTTAACCACCAACCTTAATACCACTGGACAGCTTCTTGATGAAGAAGTAGACTCCGTCGCATCGAATTTAGTAACCACGGGTTTATATCTCCATGATCGACTTTATACTCCCACATCCTCAGGAACACAAGATCTAGGTAGTCCAAGCAAACCTTTTAGACATGTATATGCTGAATCCGCAAGTTTATATTTAGGAGAAACAAAACTATGGGTAAATGAAGATGAGGCTCTAGTTCTCGGACTAAAAGACGGAACTATGCTTGCGGTAACAAGTGGAACGCAATCAACGAAAGATAATCTTAATACTACTGGAGAAACCCTACAAGCCAACATAAACACCCTCTCCAACAACGTAGTAACGACAGGCTCTTTTCTTCACGACCAAATTACGAGCAACGATACAGATATCACTACGCTTACCACGAATCTAAATACAACAGGACAGTTTTTGGCAGAAGAAGATGTTCTTATCAGAGAACAGCAAGCCATAACCAACGCTAGCCTTCTGCTTACTGGAATAACTTTAGAAGAGTCGATTGTAATCAATACAACAAACCTTAACACTACTGGGCAACTCCTAGACGAAGAAGTTGACTCAGTAGCGGCAAACCTAGTGACCTCAGGCTCTTTCTTGCACGATCAGATTACCAGCAATGATACCGACGTATCGACGCTCACGACGAACCTAAATACTACTGGCCAACTACTTGATGAGGAAGTTGACTCAGTAGCGGCGAACTTGGTGACCTCAGGCTCTTTCTTGCACGATCAGATTACCAGTAATGATACCGACGTATCGACACTCACAACAAACCTAAATACCACTGGGCAACTCCTAGACGAAGAAGTGGATTCTGTTGCAGCCAACCTAATAATAACTGGATCAAAAATTAAATGGCAAGAGTCTGCTGGAAATATTTTCTACAATGAAGGAGGAAGAGTTGGAATTGGAACTCAAAATCCACAAACCACACTTCATGTAACAGGGGATGTGCATATCGGAGGTAATCTTACCGTTACTGGATCCACAACTACCATAAATTCAGTAACATTAACTGTTGATGATAAAAATATTGAACTTGGCTCTGTAGACTCGCCTACAGATATTACAGCAGATGGGGGAGGAATCACCCTAAAAGGAACTACAGATAAAACGATTCTCTGGGAGAATGATACAGACTCTTGGGATTTCAGTGAACATGTCACTACTGCAGACGGAAAGCATATATTAACAGATAAGATCAAAGCCAGAGACGGAGATGGACTGCATCTAGTTGATGATGCAAATAATGGCATATTTATAGAAGATGGCGGCATGGTTGGGGTTGGAAAAGCCGATCCCCAAGCATTAATTCACGTTGGAGGGAAAGCGATAGTAGACGGAAACCTAGAGGTGTCTGGCATAATCCCAAGCCTTGTGACCACTGGATCATTTCTTCATAATCAAATTTCTACGCTCACAACGAACCTAAATACGACTGGACAACTTCTAGACGAAGAGGTGGATTCTGTAGGGGCCAACCTAGTAATTACAGGATCTTTCCTTCATAATCAAATTGCTAGCAACGACACAGATATCACTACGCTTACCACAAATCTAAACACTACAGGACAGCTATTAGATGAAGAGGTCGACTCAGTAGCAGCGAATCTAATTATTACGGGATCTTTTCTTCATAACGAAATAGGAGAAGGAGGCAAATGGACTACTGGAGTTAGTGCGGGAGATATATATTACAGCGGAGGAAATGTTGGAATTGGAACAATAAGCCCAACTGGATTGTTGCATCTAATAAATACAGACGATTCGGTTCAAGATATATTTGTAGTAGAAGATAGCACTCATTTTGATGAAACAAGGTTTGTTATTAATAATAGCGGACAAGTTGGAATACAACAACCCGATCCTGACCATGACCTACATGTAGGAACTGGGGCGTTTTCTAGCTTTATGGTTACTACTGGAGGATTGGTTGGAATTGGCACAGATAATCCATCAGCAAAACTTCATGTCAATAGTGACGGACTTGCAGTCTCTGGTTTTAGAATGACTGACGGAAACCAAGCCAATAATAGGGTTCTTACATGCGACGCGGACGGAAATGCAAGCTGGAAGGCGTCGCAAGGAGGCTCGTCTTCAGAATTGGTAACCACTGGATCTTTCTTGCATAATCAGATTATCAGCAATGATACTGATATTGCAACACTCACAACAAACCTTAACACTACAGGGCAACTCCTAGACGAGGAAGTTGACTCAGTCGCCGCAAACCTTGTAACGACAGGTTCGTTTGTTCATAATCAGATTATAAGCAACGATAGCGACATTACGACACTTACTAGCAACCTTGTAACGACAGGTTCGTTTGTTCACGATCAAATCTTAAGTAACGATAGCGACATATCAACGCTTACTGCAAATACCTCAGATGACTCTACAGAAGCATATGTCTGGTTTGTCCGATGAGTCATATAAATAGCGGATACATTGGAGTCGACAAAAGGTCATCCAAGGGTGGAGTATACGGATTAAGAAAACATAGGCAAGAAAGAAGTTTAGGAAACTTTAAGTCTTTAATTCATGTTCCAGCTTCATACTCTAACCAATACTCAGTAGAATTTGATGGCACAAATGATTATATTACGATGGGAACTTCTGCTATAGACCTTGACACTAATTTTACTATTTCGTGCTGGTTTAGAAGCGACTATCATGCAGGATATGTGCCAATTGGAGGATGGGGTGATTTTTCTTCAGGCAAACTTCGTATGATGCAAATCTTGAGCGGTCTTTCTTTTGAGATTTGGGGATCAAGAGTTACAGGATCAACTACCATACTCACAAATACTTGGTACCATGCAGCGGTAACCTTTTCAGGAAATGATGTAATTATTTATTTAAATGGCTCACAAGACGGATCGGGAACTCTTTCTAGAAACTCTTTTAGTTCGAGCACTACTTTTATCGGAGGCCATCCAAGTATGACATCTGCAGGGTGGAGTGAATTTGACGGAGAAATTGATGAGTTTGCAGTTTTTAGCTCGGTTCTATCAGCCTCCCAAATCGAAAATATTTATAATAGCGGCACCCCCGATGATCTCAGCTCGCTATCTCCTTTAGGCTGGTGGCGAATGGGAGATAACGATGGCGGTTCAGGAACTACCATCACGGATCAGGGGTCTGGAGGAAACAACGGAACTTTAACAAACGGAGCTACTATAGTGAGCGAAGTGCCATCATAATGAGAAGAAATTTTAACAGTTCATTTATAAGCGCTAAAGATAAAAGAGCTAGTAAATCTGGTGTTTACGGAATGGAAAAACACTTACTCGAAAGAATGGGCGGAAATTTTAAGTCTGTAATTCATGTTCCAGCTTCATTTTCAAATGAATATTCTGTAGACTTTGATGGGTCAAACGATTACGCGGAAATTGATTCTAGCGGGACGCTTGGCACTATTTCTTTCTGGTTTAAATCGGACTGGGCTATTAGCAAAAGTTCGGCGCTGGCAGTGCCAATCGGTTTTAATGGGAACGTCGGTCTAGGGCAATACGGAGGCATTCAATTTGGCTCAAGTACGGGGTCGGTTACTGATGAAATTATCTCGCTAGTAACTGGAGACTGGATATATTCCTATGCGGACGCAAGTGCCNCCATTGATGCTGGCACCTGGCACCACGTAGCCGTTAGGTGGACTGGATCGGACTACGAAATTTATCTGGACGGAACCCAAGTCAAAAATACCGATGGACAATGGTATAGCAACGCAAAGGCGCAAATTAATTATTCCGCATTGGAGTTTGGGAGAAGAAATCAAAGCTCCCCGCTTTATAACGGCAAGCTTGATGAGGTAGCTATTTGGCACACAGCCTTATCCGCATCAGATACAGCTGCTCTTTACAACTCTGGGGTTCCAGGCGACCTCACTTCCCTCAGCCCCAACGGCTGGTGGAGAATGGGCGACAATGATGGCGGCTCAGGAACCACCATCACCGATCAGGGCTCTGGCGAAAATGATGCAACACTAACAAACGGGGCCTCTATAGTGAGCGAAGTACCATCATAATTTAAATTTTATTAACCTAAAAAATGAATAGAACATACATAATAATAGAAGCATCAGACGTATCAAGTGTTAACTTTTCACAGGTCATGGAAACCAGTGCAAGCACTTTAAGATACAATATCGCAGGAGATAAAACATTCGTAAAGTTTCCCTCAGAGAACGCAACCCCTTCATTTCTAGAAGGTAAAACGGCTTATACGAATTCAGAGATATTAACTATACTAAATGGTGAAGATTGGTCGAATCCTATAGAATAAGTGTATATAATATAGCATGGCACAATCATATATAATTTCAGGTTCGAATCTACTTGGATACGACGATAGCTACAGAACGGTATATCAATGCCCCACTTCGGCAACCTCTTTAGTTAACAGTATATATATGGGAAATTCTGGGCTTGGAGATACATCCGCCACAGTAAAGGTTTCTGACGACTCTGAAGCAGGCAACTTCATATTAGCCAGTAAAATTCTAGTTCCCGAACAATCCACCCTTCAGCCCATTTCGGCGCCTGTAGTATTAAAAGGCAATGACTCTATATCAGTAAAAGATGTTTCTGGATTTCTTGATGTGGTGGTTAATGTTCTAGAGATTACATAAGTTGATTTAAGGCTGCTTTACGCTTATAATATAAAGCGTCGACGTGGACGCATATAATGTGTAACTATAAACATGGCTGCAGCAAAAAAAGGTTTTAGTATAGCGGTAAAGGGAGTATCCTTTGCTGTTAAATCATTGGCTTCAATGATGGTAAACCATGCTGTTCACCATGCGCAGGGTTAATGCTTGACAGAATAGAGAATTGGCTAGATCGAAAGATAAACAAGCTTGATAGAGACCATCAGTTTTTAAAAACCTCTGATAAAAAAATTGATAAAATTATATGGAAACTATTCTTTAAGCGTTCAAAAAAATACTTAGATATAATGGTTGGATCTGCACTCAGGGGCAGATCGTCAAAAACCAGACCAGATAAAATTATTCATGTTGTTAATTTAATTGACCCCGCAAAAATTAAAGACAAAAGCCTAAAAAAAAGAGTAGAGCTAACCCTAGAGTCTATAGAAAAAGCTAAAGACAAAAATATAGTATTACTCGGTTGTTCATCAGAAGGTATCTCTAGGGCTGGATGGAAAATTCATAAACTTAGAAGAGATGCAAAAACAGACTTAAAAGGAAAAAGAGATTTCGCCTTCCTGAATGACATGCTTAATGCAGCAAACAAGATAGCAAAAAAAGGAGACATTATATTTTACTCAAACCTAGACTGCCCAATTCACCCAAATACATACAAAAATTTATTTAATAATAATGAAAACATTACTGAATTTATTCGCAGAGACATTCCTGCAGTTGATTCATATAAAGATATATTTGTTCAGCGTTTTGAAAATTATGAAATAGGGGTAGATGGACTCGCAATCAAAAAAGACATTTTTCAAAAAAGCAAAAAACTATTCCCAGACTTTGTAATTGGAGAGCCACACTGGGACACCGCACTATCTGGAATTCTTCATCAAGCGTATGATGTATATCAAAACACGGAAGACCTATATCATATCAAACACGATCAACAATGGGATGATAATAACTTAACGTTCGCAGGCCAACAAAATAAAAGATTATATAGATCAGCCGTAGACTATGGATTAATGGCGGATGAGCTAATATCGATCAAAAAAAATTGTGCGATCATAATATTAAAGCATAACCTTTCTGACGAAAATAACAAAACAGTTTCTCGCAACTTAAAAAAGCTTACGTACTTATCTTCTAGAAACGAAGTGGCATTTTGTGAATATAGAGAAAACACAAGCAAATTTTCCAAACAGATAAACAGAATATCATACCTTCCAATTATCCCCACAAATGATCGTGTCAAAAAATTAAAACAAAAACACACAATAATCAACCTTCTAAGACATTACTTTTCAAACAATAGATATATAATTATTATACCAGAAGAATCTAAAATGCCAGACAATAAAAAGATAAACGAAATCAAGAAAGCCTTAAATAATGTCAGCAAAATAAAAAAGAAGGAATATATAGCCCTAAACATTAACAAAATAGAAGATAGGCCTTTCGATTTTTACCTTGAAAATTCGGATCGGAATCCTAATATTAATAAAGAATCTTTTATCAACGACGACGGATTATTAGAATTAATTTAAAATGGACATTTTCAACCCAACACTGTGCTTAGCAAAAGAGCTAAAAAATAGCTGGAGTCAAAACCTAGTTACCGAACTTAATCAATCAAAAATACCTATTGAAATCGTAGAAGGAGTGCCAAGACTTAAAATGGTACACGATGAAAGGTCTTCTAACCCCTGGTTTGCGACAGCGCTACCAACCCAAAGCTCTTGGGAGCCTTTGGATATTTCAGATTTCAGCTCTTTATGTTTCACAATATATATGGAAGAGGGTAGCGGCGGAGTTGTAAGACTTGAAGACTCTCTTGGGAATGAATCAGTGGATATGATTTTATCAGATATCATTGAAGAATTCAACGACGAATCCTCTGTGGAGATAGATCTCAATCCATTAAAAGAATCTAAACTTGATATGGAAAAAATTAAACTAATAAAATTCATAGGCTACAAAGGCGCGGCATTCTATATTTCTGAAGTTTGCCTTCAGTAATGGAAATTATTTATAAAAATATATATGAATGGCAGAAACCAGTACTAACCGAAAAACTAAGCTATGAACTATTAAGGGATAATCCCCTAAAACACAAATCAACATACCTGGCAGTACCTTGGTCTACTTTAATAGATAAGCTAGATTACGGCTCTCCCGCAGACAAAAGATCTGCAGAACTTAATATAAAAAAGCTGGAAGAGTTAAGGCTAGATAACGCCTTTACAGTTTGCCAACATGACCGCTTTCATTTAATAATTCCAACCCTTAAAAAGATTGGGGTAAATGTTTTATTCGCCTCGCATATGGTAAACCAATCAGGCTATACCACAAAAGATTTTTTTCTTCAAACAAAGGGGTATCCCCATGAATTTAAAGGCGTTAAAATAGACACAATATTCCTTGCTCCAGTATTCACAGGAAAACCAAACAAACAAAAAGATATCCTATATTCATTTGTTGGCTCCTACGGAAACAAGCACCTTTCTGACATAAGAGATAAAATTTTCAAAGACAAAGGCCACCGCAATGCCATAATAATAGAAAGGATTGGCTGGCAATTCGATTTAGACGTATATCAAGATCAAGTTTTAAATAATCCAATATCATCTGTACAACAATACATAAACAATGAAAAAGCTAAATTTTACGAGGACGCTCTAACAAGATCAAGATTCTCTCTTTGCCCATCTGGCACTGGGCCAACATCAATTCGCTTCCTTGAGAGTCTTGGTAGCGGAGCAATTCCAGTTATACTCGCAGATACCATGATGCTTCCCACAATAAAAGAAATAAACTGGGACGATTGTACTGTAAAAATCCCAGAAAAAAACTATAATAACTTACGAGAGATACTATCAAAAATAACACCAGAAAAAGAAAAACAAATGAGAGAAAAGGCGCTACAGGTATATAAGCTTTGCACGGGAAAGAACTTCGTTAAAAACATAAGAGAATATTATGGACAATAAATCAGAATTCACAGAGTTTCCTAAATATTTAAAAATTCAAATAAGGGGTGGAATTGGAGACTGCATAAAAATTTTAACCTGCAATTATCCACTAACAAGCCTTAATGAAAAATATGGAACACAAATTTTCGTAAGCTATGAGGGTTTCGGAGCAAGCCCTCAAGGACAAAATCAACCAATTTGCAAGGAAAAACTTGAAAGACTAAAAACTACAGAATGCCCCTGGAAAAATGTTCTTAGAGAAAATGTTTTTGAAAAATGCCCATTTCTTATTCCAGTATCCCCCGAATCATTTAACTCTCTAGACTGCCCAACAGTACACTCTTGGTTTAAGGATTTTGAATCCCAAATAAAAGGAAAATTTCAACATTTTTTACCACTAGAACTAAACACCAAACCCCCTTTTCCAGTCGCAAAGTCATATAGAAATATAGCAATACAACTATCTTCAAATGAAAAATGCAAGGTTTGGTCTAACGAAAATTGGAACCTTTTAATTAAAAAAATTCTCGAAAAATACAAATATAGCCGCATATATTTGATTGATGATCCAAAAAAAAGAAAATTAATAGATCAAGATTTTAAGCCAGATCAAAAAAAACTATTCAACACAGCAACCTACTCTCTAGCGGAGTCTATATCACTAATATCAGAAATGGATTTAATAATTTGCTCAGACAGTTTTTCTAAATATATTGCCCTCTGCAACAGTATTCCAGCAATAATACTATGTGCAGATGTTGGCTTTATGAGTCCAAGCGATCTACTAAAAGGTTGTTTTTTATCAGATATAGTTTATAATGACAAATACAAGCTACTGGGAGCAGATATAGAAGAAAACTTTAAAGTTAACAGTATGGTTAAAAATGTAAACGATATAACTGTTGAAGATGTATTTGAAAATGTCTAATGATAAATCATGAGCATAAGATAATCTTTATTCATTGCAATCGTACAGGGGGAACAAGCGTAGAGTATTTCTTCACAAAAGAAACAGAAACATCCTTTAAGCATTGGTTTCCCCCACAATGGAAACAAAATTTTCCCGAAGAGTGGAGAACTTATTTTAAATTTAGCACGGTAAGAAATCCATGGGATAAAGTTTTATCTCAGTGGGCTATAGATAGAAAGTGGTGGGGAGACGTCCTGCCAGATGGACATCCAGAGCTAAGGGGGCGCGGATACCAAAAAGAATTTAAAGAATTTGTGAAATATGGTCAGTGTAAAGGTTTTCCCCTTAGGCCTCAATTATGGTATCTTTCAGAGCCCACATGTATAGAACATAAAGATATTATAGAATACATAGAAAAAAACATAGACTATATTATGAGGTTTGAAAACCTGCAAGAAGATTTTTCTTCGGTCTGTTCTGGACTAGGAATCAAGGACTCAAAACTTCCAGTTAAGTATGACTCAAAAGAGGTTAGAAAAAATATCCCATATCAAGAATTTTATGACGAAGAAACCAGGGATATAGTTAGAAGAATATACGATATTGACATAAAATATTTTGGATACAGTTTCGATTAAAATGAAAAAACTTATAATTGTTACTGGATATGAATCTAGCGCCAGTGTTTTTACATCTAAAGTAATATCCCATGTTTTCGGAAAATGTCCAAACCTTGGGGACTGGAACGGTATGGGAATGCACGGATCAAAAGGAGATGATGTAATCATAATACATAGATCAATGCCTTACAGGGATATAGTTCATGGTAAAAAATGGATAGATGATCTCCATATTGAAATTAAAAATTTATACAACTACCAGCGCAGCTATGTAATTTGTACAAGAGATTTAAATATCAGCAAATCCAGCCGCCTGCGTAGGTTTGGGGGAAACTTAGAAATTTGCAACAATGATGATAAAAAAACAAATGAAATTTTTTCTTCACTTATAGAGTCAGAATCTAAGAGAACATTTATTTTCAATCTAGAAACTGCAATAGCCCTAAAATACACCTACTACAATTTACTATATAAATGGCTTGGGGTTGAAAGCGATTTTTCTCCCCCAATATATGACGCCAACGCACCCTACATTAAATGAAGTATATTTTCCTACATATTCCAAAATGCGCAGGAACAAGCATGTACTCATCTCGCTTAATGAAGCAATGTGAAGAAATTATACACCCAATACCTATAGAAGGAGCAATATCAACGATAAAAGAAAAACGTCTAGAAAAACATTTTAAGTTTGCATTTACAAGAAACCCCTGGGATAGATTTGTTTCGCTGTATTTCTATTTTTACAAAATGGATCCCAATCATTTTTCATATAAATTTGATGAACCGACAGCAAAAAAAGTAAAAGAATATAAAACATTTAAAGATTTTTGCATAGACTTTCAAAATCTAAACCATAGAAAGTTTCATTTTTTTAACCAATCTCAATGGACCCATGACAAGAACATATGCTTTGTCGACTTTATTGGCAAATATGAAAACTTAACTCATGACTGGAAAAAACTAGAATCAATCATGGGGCTTAAACATGAAACACTTGCGCATGTCAACAAAAGCAGTCACCACAATTACAAAAAATATTATGACAATGAGACTATTGAGATAATAGGCAAAATATACCAAAGAGATATAGTTAATTTTAACTATGACTTTTAGCAAGCAATATTTGTTTTATGACGAGATTGTAAAGGGGGCTGGCATAGGTCACACCTTATGCTGCTATGTGTTTGGGCTAGAGGTGGCAAACAGGCTTAAACTAGAGTATTTGCCTTGCAATATTATGGCTGGTCACGGGCTCTCAGATGTAGAGAGATTTTTAGGTTTAGAGGACTTCAGTGAAAAAAGAAAATCAATCTCAAAAGAATTTCCGCAAAAAATATTTCACATAGAATATCAACAAAACTTTCCCCAAGGAACTATACCTATAAGCAACTGGGGCCCTAAATACAATAAACTAATAAGAGAATCATACCAAAGCAGAAAATTAAAACATAGAAGCCTTTTAAAACAAAACGCTGTAAATATAGCAGTCTCAATAAGGAGGGGCGATGTAGTTTTTTACCCCCCTGAATACGCAAATAACTTCAGGGATAGGTTAAGGCCAGATCAATTTTACAGAGACGCAATAAATAATATAATCGACCTCCATAATGTAGATAAATACTTTATAAATGTTTTTTCTGATGGAATGAAACGCTCAAACTATTATGTTGACGAAAATGGAGAAAGCGTAAGCAAGAAAGAATTGCTCCAAAATCTTCACGAACATTCGGAAATCCACCTATCTGACATTAAAGGCAATGGAGATAAACCAGGATCAAGGAATATCACCTTTGAACACCTTCAGAACTGTGTTGAAGCTGACATATTTATCGGAAGCATTTCAGGATTTTCAGAACTAATAAATGTATTAAGAAATTACAAAAATTGCTATGGTCCAAGCAAAAATAAAAATATTGGCCTAATAAAATGGGCAAGCAAACACCCAATGAACCAACCTCTGGATTTATGAGGAGGAAAAATTTAAAAACAATTCAGGGAGACCATTTTTCCCCACAAGGCAGATTTCGCGGAGACAAAGATAGATATTTAAACCACTGGCCTCAATATGTCATTGAACTGAATAATGTACATATTGTAGACAAAGGGGTCATTCTTGATAAAAATTTTAAATACATTAAGGAATGCAACTATCAATATGGCTTCTGGAATAGCAAGCCTTGCGGATCAACAATAAGTACCGTAAGGGAATACTTAGACTGCCCAATTGATTTCGGGAAAATTCCCCCGAAGGACAGGTCAGAAAGAATACAAATTGAGTCTAAAATAAAACCTACTCAATATCTAGAAAAAGGAGTTAACTATATCTATGGAGTTCACTATTTTGGATGGTATCCTTTTGGGCATTTTCATGATCTTCTGCAACCGATTGAGAAACTAGATAAAACAAATATAGAATGCCCAAACTTATTATTAAGCGGCCAACGCTGGGACTCAATAAAAGAATTTGATAGACAGTTATCTCTATTTGGCTTTTCCGATAAAAACATAACAAAGGTTAAGGTTAATTGGACTGGCACCAAAAAAGAGTCCTGTATTTTTGTGCCTAAACTTTTTTACTTATCCCCATCTGCTTATTTTTCTCAACTAAGTATTTCAGGATTAGAGTTTATTAAAAAAGCTTACTCTAAAATTGTAACACCAAATCACCCTAATGGTTTAAAACTATACTTGAGTAGAGAGAAGGCAAAAAACAGAAAAGTCACAAATAATCGAGAAGTTGAAAATTTCCTAAAAAAACTAGGGTTCATAATTGTTGATGGAAGCGAATCCTTGGATAAAGATATAGAATTATTTAGAAATGCAGAGATTATTATTGCTCCACACGGATCACTTATAAGAAATATGATACACTCAAATCAATCACTAAGAGTTATAGAGTTTTGCCCGCAAGACAGAAAAGACTTTAACTTTAAAAATCTTGGGGAATTAATGGGCATTGACTATACCTGGATAAGTGTTCCCTGTGACAACAAGTTTAATATAGAGATTGATTTAAATAAAATTAAAAAATTCATAAAAAATGAATAATATTGCAATTTTAGCTTCAGGAAAACTTNACGGCGAGTTCTCAAAAAGATCTATTAAAAGCATGCGAGATAATTTGACAGAAAGTTTATTAAAGCAAGAAATGATGGTGGATATTTTTTTTCACACAGATGACAAGGATTGCCTATGGATACGAAACATATTTAAAAACTACAAGGCAGTTAATATTAATTTTTTTTATAACCCATATTTTCTAGAAAAAATAAAAAAAGATGAAACTTTATGGAGTAATACCCTATATAAACACGTACAGTATTTTAGAGTAGGAGATCTATATAAATACGTTAAAGATTTTGAAAATAAAAATAACGTAAAATATGATTGGTTTATAAAATCTAGAACAGATATAGATTACGGAGAACACCCAGTACCTAACACAAATCTATGGAAAGCTAATAAGGTTATGGTTAGAGCGAGAAAGCATAAACAAAAGTTAAGAGAATCCCAAACTTCATTTCAGCATTATTTTCGACCAGGAGAATCAACAATATACGATGATCAATTTTTTATTTGTAATAAAAATATTTCAGATGATGTTTTCTCGTTGCGGGCTGGAGATATATCTCTAGCAGACAGTTTAGAGGACCACCGAGGGTTTAGGTGGGGCGAAATGCAACAAACAGATATGTGGAAATCAAATCAAGTAAAATGCCATATAACTGGATTTAACGTCCACCTCGAAAAACTAAATGAAAAATGGGGTTGCGACCAAGGACTGGGAGACCCAAAATATATCCACAATTATATTTAATCCTTATGATAGAGCAACGCCGCAGAATACAGGTCAACCTTATGCTCTAATGATATTTCCCTGATTGCCTCAATAGTCCCTAGCGTCTCAATTTTATTATTATCAAAAACACACTCCTTAAGTTTTTTATCCCAAGAACCTCTTTCTTCAGAAATTACGACAGACTCGCACAACTCGTCAATTAATCCCTTTTGAGATTTATTTAGGCGCTTTTTATTTAAGCGCTTCCTCATTGAAGCGTAACCCAGCTGCCTGAGTTTTTCTGTAGCATAAATATTTTGTTGAATATTTTCTCTACTATATACCTTAGAGGCTAGAGTGGACTCTCTTGGTGATTCTTGCGGGATATTAGTGGTGCCAGTCGGCCTGCCCACTTCGGCTGGGGTCGATGCGGGACCCCCCGCCTCAACCTCTCCATCTGGAGGACTAACCATAGGAATTCCTCCCACGATAGGATTGTAATAACCCTTTTCTCGCTCTTCGACAAACCTTTCTTGAGCCGCAAGTAAATCGTCTGGATTAGGATAAACGCCCTTCTTTAGGGCGACCATTCCCTGCTCTGGAGTGATAACCCCAAGCTCCATAAGCCTGGTTGCAATTCTTTGAAGCTGCACCTCATCCTTAATATCTATTTCTTCAAACTTTGCTATGGGATATTTTCTAAACCCGAGATTTTGGCAAACCATTTTAATCTGATCCTGAAGAAAGTCGTGAATAAATGCCTCCCTAGATTCCTTCAATCTTTCTAGAAATATTTTTGCCTTTACCTGGGTATTGCTATATCTTTCGTCGCCAACAATAACATTTTGAAGACCCTCTCTAATATCATTATTAATAACTTCATACTTGGATGGGCCAACAACTTTGCTGATATCAGGGATAATAAACTGAGCCTTTGTGGTATAGTCGCTGACTAAAACCCTGCCGACGCTCTCATTTAAGAAAAGAGACTGCATGGCCTCCATGTTTCTTGGGTTAATTCCTCCCTTGTCTGGCTCTGCACCCATTGTTATTAAGAGAATAACATTCTCTATGGTGCGACAGATAGCCTGATCAATCTTCTTAAGTTCTAGCTTAAAATTAATATCATCAAGAACGGGATAACCAAAGGGAATTGCAAACGGCTCATAGTCTTGTTTTTTGTAAAAAGAATAAATTAACTTCTCGGAGGGTAGATCAACCTTTACTCCATCCTTCATAAAAGAACCCTCCTCGATGCGCTGCCTTATCTCTTGAGGAAGACTATCAAAAACTTCCTTATCGTAATCCGTTTTTGGGTTTCTGAGCTTTTCTAGATCATACTCAGAAAGCAATTTTTGATAATTTCCCCCATCAAAAGAACTCGCCTGCTTAGCAACCACATCATAGGGATTAAGTAAAATATACTTAATGGGAAGGGTGCCTGGAGTTAGGGATACAGTGGATCCATATACTTGAGAAAGCTTAGTGAAATCACTACGAGAAAACTTTCCGTCAACCCTATAAAGGAAAATATTGCCAGACCTGTAATATTCTCTAAAGTATTGATCCTTCAAATTCCATAGTTTAATTTTATCAAACCACTTATTTATAAAGTCTCTGGATTTTTTTGTGCCCCCCTCAAGATATATTTTTGAATTCGCAAACTCAGACATTACATCAATTGCATTACGAAATACAGCTATATTTGCATAAGCTTTCTGGCAAAGCTCTATTGAATCTCTAACATTTATACCGCTAGAATCATAGCTATACGGAAGTAGCCCCGAAGAAATATTGTTAAATTTGTCTTTTTTATTGGCAGAATAGATTCTATTTTTTCTATCGCCCTGTTTTCCTCCCAGCCCAGACCTAGAATAAGACGAAGCTTTTGAATCGAACTTAGTGCCCTCTGAGGCCACAGACTCATAATATGATTCTCCAGCAGATACAGGGGATATATCAGATGTACTCTCGAAGAGAGGGTTTTCTTTTTTGTTGAATTGATCCCAATAGGGAGACTGTTTATTATATTTTCTTTTGGACATAACAAATATTACACAGAAGTCCCCCTAAAGTCTAAAAGTAACTT